GATTTTAAATTTGTTGACAATATTTTTTTTAGAACTATTATTAAAAAAGGTGTCTAAAAATCTGAAATATCATTCAAAAGGAGTTCTTGGTGAAAAACTATACAGTTGCTGTAAAGATTACAGAATCTAAGTCTTTCTTTAAAAAAGATATTTATGAGGCTGCACTTTTTGATAAACCGAATATTAATGCTACTGGTTCCAGTTATGACGAGGTGATTAGGAAGGTATATGAGAAGACGCTTGAGTATTTTGATTTTCTAAGTGACCAAGGTCTTGATATTCCTGAGCCGACTGAAATTAATTCAGTAACATTTAAAAAACGTGATAAAGATGTTTTTTTTCATGTCATAACAATTGATACATCAATCTATGCGGAAAAGACTGAAAAGATTAACGTTACAATTCCCATATCTTTAACACGAAAAATTGATGACTTTCTAAAAGATAAAGTACATAACTCAAATCTTTTCTCCTCTAGATCAGATTACATAACCAAATCTTGCCAAAGATATTTACCCTATGCGAATTATCTTGCCTCGCTCTACAATAATGAAGATTTAATAATTGCTCACAGATATCACGAAAGTAATACCACGAGAAATTGTCTTAATTTGCTCGACTATTTGAAGCTACCTAATTGTCAAGAAGTAATCTTATTTGCGACTTATCGTACACCTACTGATGGGTTTAGTAGAGATGACGGGCCTGAAACTAATTTGCCCCTCATGGGAGCAATTGCGAAAGTCCAATTACCAGGATTAAACGAGATTTATATTATTTTTGATGGACTTTTCCTAACCGCGCAAAGGAAGCCGCGCTACAATGAAGTAAAAGATGTGCTGGATACAGCTTTGGAAACAGATAAAACATCATTTATTCAATTATCAGTTCCATTTACTTCACAGTTAGATCCTGTGGAAGCAGTCAAAATATTAAGTGAATTTCCTAGACAGAAATTAACTAAGGAAACTCGACCTACTTTTTTTAATTTATTAAGTAATCTAACAGAAGAACAATATGTAAATTTTTAACCACAAAAAAGCCTCGCAGTCCGTGGAAAGAAAACGAGGCCTGTCATTGCATAGGAGCAACAACATGCGTACTTTAACACAAATTAATGTACCTTTTCATAGTGCTGATTTAGTAATTATTGAATTCAACAATCAGCCATTTACTGCCATGCGCCCAATTGTTGAAGGAATGGGCCTCACATGGCAATCACAATATGAAAAGTTAAAACAAAGATTTAGTTCAGTTATCACTGAAATAGTGACAACTGGAAAAGATGGTAAACAGTACAATATGGTTTGTTTACCTGTTCGTAAGCTTTTTGGATGGTTAATGACTATAAGTCCAAACAAGGTTAATCCCGAAATTCGAGATACTGTGATCATGTACCAGCAAGAGTGCGACGATGTGCTGTGGGAATACTGGACTAAAGGGCAAGCAATAAACCAACGCTTAACCATTTCTCCAGAACAACAAAATGCACTGCACGAGATAGTTGATCGCCGTGCAGGGAGGGATCGAAGCTTAAGAGCTTCAATGTGGATTCGTCATAATCGCCACTTTGGAATTGCTAAATATAGCCAATTGCTTTCAATCCATTTTGATGAGGCGAAGCAGTATCTTGAGCTCTTGCCGTTACAAGAGCTAGTTCCAGCTGAAACAGATACACTTAAACGTTTAGAAAAGTTTGTAGATAATCTCGCTGCTCGTTATCCAGCATTAGAAAACCCTCTTGCTTATGACATTGCACAGCAATTAGGTGAGGAGCTAAAGTATCAATCTCCAAAAGGACCTAAAAACTTTTGGATATCGATTCAAGAAAGCGGAGCAGTTTCTGTACAGCAATATTCACTACACCACACACCAGTTAATGTTGTGCAATTGCGTGAACGCTTTAATCAATTGTGGGATTTTCTTCATAAAGATGAGGTGCTTGAACTTGGGAAGGTTTTAAAACGCTTTCCTTTCGAACCTGTGAATCGATAAGGGCTTATCAAAATATAAAGATGTCTAAATAGGACTCCCCTAATAAAAAGCCAGCTATTAGCTGGCTTTTTTCATTTCACAAAATCTTGAATTGCTCTAGAGAGATTTTTAATAATTAATTCTCTTTCATAGCGAGAATCAAAAGTTTTTGGATTTTTTACATTGAGAACTTTCTGTTGAGCTAGTGTCAATGGAATCTTATCGTTTTTGTTATTAACTAGAGAATTATCGATATCGATTAACGTGTTTAACTCAGCAGTCTTTTGAATATTCAGCCACTGGATTTGAACATTCATTTGAGGAAAAGTAGCATTAAAAAAGGGTGTAAATTTTTTAGTAGAAATTGAGATTTCTTGACCATTATGTTTACTAACAATTAATTCATTTGTATTGCACAGTAGTGTGTCTGCATAAACTAAGTTATTGCCAAATTGTTGAATCTTATTTGGGTCAAGGGTGATCTTTTGACCTTCATAAACAAAATACATTTAAAAATTCCGTGTAAATAAATTAATGATGTTTCAGCCATTCTTTGTGGCCTATCATTCAGTTGTATCATTTAATTAGATGATATGTGTAGTATATTTTTAATTAAGTGCAATGCTTTGAAACTTGGATGGAACCTTTATCATTATTTAGGTTTTAGCAATATCAAAATAGCCTCATTGATATGAGGTTATTTTTCATGGGCAGTCTTAATCTTGCAGCTGTTACAGCTTCCACTCCATACATTAAAAAGATTCAATCGGCATTAGAAAAAGCAACAGGCCAAACGATTGTTACACCAGAATTTCGCAAAATTAAGCGTGTTGCTGGTGTTAGCGTTTTACCAGTTGCATTTTTCTTTTCAGGTGGCGCTACGCTCACACTTTATGTTCGAGCTTTAGCAGATGTGGTCAAGGCCGAACTGAACGACAAAGTAATTGTGTTATCAGGCGATTTTAGTGATGACTATAAGCCAACATTTGAAAACGCCGTGAGTTGTGTAGCTAAACTTATCCGTGAAGCACAATCAAAGATTCAAGAACAAAATAAACGGGATAAAGTCAGTTTGCCGCCGCGCCGTACTTCTGTAGATCAGAAAATTAAAGAAGTACAAGAACAAGAACAAAAGCTAGATGAAGATTTAGCAAAACAAACCGCTCAGCGTGACCAACTGAAGGAACAAATTGAACATGCTAAGCAACAACTTGGTATAAGTTCGGAGGCTGGTCAATCCGAACTGGGAAAGCCTGAATTTGATAGTGCGAGTCCAATCAAATCAGTTACAGCAAATATCACACGTGGTAAAGCTGCAATGAACAAAGCCATTATGGAAAAAACCACAGTGCATAGAGCTATGTATCGTAATGATCTAGGCTGGGTGGATTTTGAGTATGGCAGTGATAAACAGGGCATTAAGCATATTATCAAGCGCCGTATGGAAAGTGATGGCATGACATATGATGAAGTTGTGCATATGCTTGTGGATACTATTGTGCAAACAATCGCTCAAGGTAGTACACAACGGCGTACAGAACGTGGATTATCTACAAGAATAAATATTGTATTTAATTCGCATGAAGCGTCATTGATTAAGCGAGAAGGTAGTAATGCATGGCTGCTTACAGCTTTTGAAGTGCATTAAAAAAAGCCCGGTAGTTAGAGATGGGTTGCGACATCTTCTAACCTACACTTATGACCCTATACGTTCTCGTGTCATAAGTGGAGCGGGCTTTGTATATATAATAATCCATGCTTTTCCTATTTTCAAATATGGAACCATTCACGCTTACATATATACAAAAGCAATACCCTTAATACAGTTCTTATTAAGGGTGTTTTTTATGCAAATTCAAATCGGTATTGATATTGTCTTAATTCTTGCATTTTTAGCTTATCTTTCCGTTGTTACAGGATGGAATAGCAAGAATAAAGCTGCGTATATTAAACAATTCCGTCATGTGCCTATAAGCCTCTTATTTAAAGAAATCAGATATATGTATTTCATAAGTATGGCATGTGTATTGATCACTATTATTCTTGTTGATTGGCGAATCTATAACGTTGCTTCATATTTTGATGCATTAAGCGTTTCATTATGGATATTCATAATCTATTTCACCATTTTTTCAACTTACCAGATCGGCACTGCAATACTAGTAAAGCTTTTGATGATTTTCAGTAATAGAGCAACTTCCTAATGATCACATCTAAAACAATTTTAGACATGGTTGAGTACTGGCTTAATCATCCGGTTAATGGGAAGTATGGTTCTGACTTTGGTGCACCTCTTTATGATTTGCTAATGGCACCTTTAGACTCGAGGGTGGCAGATAGTTTTCTTATTAAGATGAAAAAGGATCTACCAATATTATCTGAGCTTAACTCTGACCAATTAGCCCTGTATTCACAAACCGAAGGATTTGAGACGGTTCATATTCATTTAAGCATCATGAATGTGAATATAGATCTTAACCAAGTAGCAGACCGATTGGGTAAATCAGTAACAGGTGAGACATATGACATTAACGCAAGCTGATTTTGAAGCCCAGCTCCAAGCAGCGATAGATGATTATGAGATTCAGGAACGCTATAAAGCTCAAGATCCACTTGTCGTTCACCAGCTGCGTTCTATGGCTAGTTTTTTGACTGCATTTGGTCCAGAAATCGATATTGCTTCAATTGAACCATTTACCAAAACACGTGACCGCTCAATTATTGCGGATGCTACAAATAAAGGCATTTTGCCTATAGGTACACCGTGTCAGCACTTAATAGAAATTATCAACCGGTCAACAAATGCTGTGAGCTTAAGTCAAGGGCGAATGATTGAGGACCATAGCGGCGGTAGAGTATGGCGGTTGCTTCAATCAATTACTGTTAAAGCTGGTGAGACGGCGGAAGTAATAGCAGAACAAAGTGAATACCGTGAAATTAAATATGTTGTACCAGTTACTGAAGGGTTCCATAAATATCGAATTGACCTTTTAGAGGACCTTTCACTTGCAAATATTTCGGTTAAGCAGGGCAATAATAACTATGTAATTAAGCCGCGCTGGATGAATGTTGAACCAGGTGAATATGCTGTAACTATTACTACAGATAATCTAAGAAGATTGTTTATTGAGTTTGGCGATTCTGAGAGAGCTGGTCGTACTCTGCAAGCCAATGAAACGGTAATAATTGGAATTCTTGAGACATACGGGGAAGTTGATGTTAATCGTTTAAAAGATGCGGCCTTACTTGATGTACTTACTAATGATGAACAGCGGGTATCAGTGCGTTTTAAAGCTGGTGGACTGATTAGAGAGGGCGTAGATCCGTTAGCTGTATCAGAATTACGTTTATTATCAAGCTATCCATCACTTTACGATGAAGATGCGGTATTTCTCGGCAACTTTGACTATGCAGTCCGTAAAAAATTTATGAAACGGGCACAGTTTATTTCTGTCTGGAATGAAACGTTGCAAGAGCAACACTTTGCCATTACATACCGCGACATAAATCATTTAAATCTTGTGGTGGTTGCCAAGAACCCAGCTGAACAAGCAACGTTAGAACAAGATATCTGTCGGTATATTGGTTATTGCGATAACTTGTATGAAGGTAAAGTGAATGTACATGAAGTTGTAGAAAAGCCAATTGAAGTAAAAATTAAAGGCTCTTTGGCTTCTGTACATAACACAGATATGGTTAAGACACAGATCAAAGAATTACTTGTAGAACGATACGGGCGTGAATCATTGAGCTCAAGTCGTTGGCTGGTTAATGGCTTTAATACGCAAGAAATGGGGAAGCTGATTAATGACAATATTGTGGCTTTCCAAGACCGGATGAGTGACTTTACCATTATGCTTTCAAATGAGTTGAATAAGCCTAATGAGTGGGTGTATGTGACAAAAGACAGCATTACTGTTGAGTTGGAACGCACCGCTGATATTTCGGGGGCTACATGGACCCTATAAGCTTTACTCGGCCTATCGATGAACAATATGTGAGTACGGGCTTGCAAACCGCACTTGCTAAAGCATTTAAACAAGTATTTGCACAAAACTTTGAACAGTCCATACAAGATTTATTGGATTACGGTTGTCCTCATATCGGTAGTAAAACAGTTGTAGAACGGTTCTCTAAACAAAACGGACTTGTTGTATTACGCCGAAATAACACCTCTGACACGTTAATGCGAATTATCTATGCCAATTGGAGCAGCATGGGTAATAAAAGAGGATTAGCGTTTTTAGAGTTTGTTTTACGAATGTTGTGGGGGAAAGATCATTTTCAGATTATCCGGCTATGGCATAGCTTGGAAAAGCTAAAAGAATATCCAGCCTATTTGTCTGATTTTGAAAAGCCAAATTACTTCTTAACAAGTCGGATTAGAATTGTTTTAGATAAAACTGTTGATGCAAATGAAGTGGTAGAGCTGTCACCGATATTACGCCGTTTAGTACCAGCCAATATTGTCGTTAAAGTTCACTCAATGGCATTTGATAGAGATTTAGGCACCACAAGCTTTGCAGCGGCAATAGCAGCTAAGCCTTATGCAGTCTATAACTTCCTTTAATTCAATTGGAACTGTTGAGTTAGCGCTCAAATACAAAATGATTTCATAGTCCTGTTCATTAGTTCAGGACTTTTTTATATGCAACAAGCTCAAGACAATGTTTTAGTAGGAATCGCAGAACCTATCAATGGTCAGGGAGAAAACTTATTAATTGATCATTTCTTAGGATATGCTAGCCATGAATTAGAACCACAAGAAATTGATAAAGTTATTAAAGGGGAAGTGGTTGAAGGCATTACGGAATATGCTCAGGGCCATTACTATAAGATTTCAGCAAATCCTGAAAACCAAAATGCAAAAGATTTTGAAATCAGTATTCATTTTCAAGATGGCCCAATTCCAGAACATGGGGTGAATGGGGTTACTAGTGAAGCATTGTTAAAAGTACTTATTCACCGTACTAAAACCTTGGATGAAAAATTTCCGAGTGAGTTCAACAAACAAGCCATTATTTATATGGAAAGTGCGCTAGAAGAATTTAATAAACGTACAGCTGAGCGCCGTGCTCGTGGTGTTGAAGGCACTCTTGTTAAGTAATTGGGTGAAGTATGCGATTAAAAATCTTTTGTAGAAAACGTGCTTGTTCTCAATTAATTGACTTATCTCAAATGGATTGTTTGCAAGTCTCCGAAAGTGAACATCGAGGAGGCATGGTCCATGAGCGCTTTTATGATGTTTTTATTTCTCTTAAAAGTGGGTACATCTTTGATGCAACCATTGAAGATAAACAGCATGACAAGCTATTGGAATTAATTGAGTTTGATCAAAAGATTTGATTTGGAACTGATTAAATTTCAACTATAGAACAACTGAAACAATAGCCTCAATCACAGCATTGGGGCTTTTTTATGGCTAGCAAAAATAGAAAGACAAAAGTTCTATCTTACAACTTACATGACCGATGCCGTAAATTTACCGGTGTTGATCGAAGTAATGTCGATGTAGATGCAATGGTCAACTTGATCAACAGTGACCATGTACAAGAAATGGTTGCTACTAATTCATTACAAGGTTTTTACGGTCATCAAATTCGACAGCGCTATGGTATGGTGCCGCCTGAAACGGTGATCATTAAAGGTAAAGTTGTATATCTTTCACGGGCGTTTAAAACAATTGAATTACGTGCTTCAAAGGATGGAACAGTTGAACACCGAGAAGAGTTTTATGATAACGAGCCTGGTGAGATCGCATTACAAGATTATAAAGCCCAAGCGGGTGGTTTTAGCACATCAGTCAATTACAAGAATGTCGGTGGCCGTTTAATTCCAACGGGTTTTTTTGGTTTTGATTTCGTTGCACAACCAAATTATGCAAGTAATGTAGGGGATGGTCAGTTATTTGATGGATTATTTGTTCCTGAAGAGCCAGAAGGTGTTGTTTCTTGCTTTGATAGCGCAACAGATATTTCACAGTTATCACAGCCCGAAATTATTATTGCCCAATTACTTGAAGATCAAATTTTACAGACATACGACAATATCAATAGTCAGCTGCATCTATTAACCGAGTTAGGAAATGCTCAAGGATTAGTGGGTGAATTATCAGAAAAATTTGATAAACAGAAACGCCTGCAACAACTTAGAGAAGAACGCAAAAAAGAACTCTATACGGGTATGGTAAATCCTGTGAAGAGTTTTGATTCAGTACAACAACAAGCTGAACAAATCATTCAAAGTTTGGACAATCCAAACGTAAAAGAGAAACCTAAAAAGCCGAAAAAGTCTTTTGGCAGTATCTTTAGTGTATGGGGGTAATAATGAATTACCCCAACGATTCGCTTAAATGCATCCAAAACGCTTGGTATAAGCAGCTTGTCAATTTTCGTGCTTGGTATATGCCTGAGACCCAATTAACGGCTGACTGGAAGTTGAGAGCCATTGGTAACGCTATAAAAGCATGTCCGTCACGGATGATGGACGATTCAGAAGCAATGCTTTCTGAATATAGAAAAAGCCAGAAGCATGAGGAAGAATCCAAAGTGATTTTACCTGTAATGCTTACTGCAACAGCGTTAACTGACCAACCCCCTGATGTAAATCAATTACTACCAGTGCCTGATTTTATTGAAACGGTCATTGATGAGAAACGGGTGAAGGTTCGTCTGGTGCCGACAACTGTACGTGCTCAAATCGCTTTCTTTGCCACCAATCCCAATGATCTGCGTTCAGTCATTGGGCAGTTTTGCGCATACATGTCTAGCAGCGATAACCGCCGTTTTAATGTGCCATTTCAGCAATGGAATGATCATGTTGTTAATTCAACATTCACTGTTTTTGAAAATGAACTTTTTCCATCACCAGTCCCAAGCGAAGCAATCAATCTTTCTATCTCAACTGTAGATATTCAGCTTGTGGGTTATACACCTAACGTTATCGGTTTCGGTGGTCCATTCGACAACAACACAGGTAATGGCTATGAACCTGACGGCTCAGCAACGGAACAGCCCGCAATCAACGACAAAGTTGTAGTGCAAGCTGATCAGTACACATCACTCGATCACCAGCGTGTGAAGGGTGATAGAGAAACAGGTGAAATTACAGTTGAGCGTATAGATGACTGACTTAATCGATAAGGCACAAGAAAGTGCTGATTATTTATTGCAGCAAGAAATTGCAAACCGATGCCGTTTTGAAGGCGAATCTGAAAAAGAATGTGTTGAATGTGGTGAAGAAATACCAGAGCGCCGCCGTGCTTTAGGTGGCGTGAAATTCTGCATTGAATGCCAAACCAAGTTAGAACGCAAACGGCGCTAAGGATAAATGTAATGTCTGGAATTATTCGTATAGACAGCCGTGTTGCTGGGTTTTCGGATCAACCAATTCGACTTATTGGAGCGGCATTTGCTGATACAGGTGAGCTTGTTATTCAAAAAACAGCTGTTTATTCAAATTTGCCCGTACCAAGCGATTTAAGAGATCAAACAGTTGTAGTAACTGACTCACCGGATCAAGTACAGAATTGGCAATTAAGTTTCAATGCTAAAGAGCACTTAGAAGAAGTGATTTCAATTTACCAAGCTCGTTTCAGAGCAAAGTTAATTGAAATTGAGCCGAAGCTAAACCAGTACAACCCTAAAAACGTACTTGAAATCCGTAAGGTCGATAAAAACGGCCTTCAGCAAGAATTTGATAGCAGCAGCTTAAACAATGGACACATTGCAATTCTATTAGCTGTTTGGGCTAGTACGAAAATTGCCAAAGGCTTTTCAATTACTGAAGGGAATCAGTTTGAAGAAGATGCTGTAGATCCAACAATGCTTCCTTTTTCAATCTTTTAAGTAATGGTGTTTTTACGGTATGGCTTTGGCACCATTAAAAGAAATTCCCGAATGGTGGGAACTTTGTGAGCGTTATCGATACGACATCTATGCTTTCGCCGTAGAAGCATTAGGTGTCGAACCCACATGGCAACAAGAATTACTTTTTGAATCTATTGCATTTGATGGTAGCCGTACTTCAGTAGCATCGGGGCATGGTTGCTTTGGTAAAGGGACTTTAATCAAATTAGCCAATGGGGAATTTATCCCAGTTGAGCGTATTAATCTAAATCATAAAATTCTTGCTGCAGATGGTAAGACAGAACTAGATGTAATTAAAACAGTAACCGGTTATCAGGAAATGTTCCGGTTTGAATATGAGAATGGTAAAGCTCATACATTCAATAAATCACATATTCTTTGCTTAATTTCTTTATACGATGGTAACGGGTGGTCAAAGGGCGACAAGATTGAATTGCTTGTTTCTCAATATATGAACCTTAAACCTGAAAGTAGGGAACAGTTTGCATCTTATAGGCTTATAGATGGGGAACATAAGCCTTTAAAAATTACATCGGTTACTGAGCTAGGTGAAGGTAAATATTACGGTTTTGTACTCGATCCAGATCCATTTTTCTTGGGTGAAGATGACTTAGTACTTCATAACACTGGTAAAACGGCCAGTGCCGGTATTGTTGCCTTATGGCATCTCTTGTTTTTTGATGAATCCATCATGATGTTTACTGCTCCGCAGATTGGGCAGTTAAAGAAACAAGTGTGGAAAGAAATCAGTATCAATCTAGCACGATTGAAGCAAGGGCCTTTGGCTTGGCTTGCTGATTATGTTGGGTACCAATCTGAACTTGTATACATCAAAGGCTACAAAGAAAAATGGTATGTCTTTGCGAAGACAGCACCAAAACATCAACCTACAAACTTAGCAGGTAACCACGGCGATAACTACATGGTCTGGGTCGATGAGGCCAGTGGTGTAGATGATGCCGTACTTGATGTAGCATTTGGTGCCTTAACGCACGAAGACAACCGTGCAGTAATGACCTCTCAGCCTACCCGTAACGCGGGGATGTTCTATGAAACTCATCATAAGTTAAGTCATCGAGCAGGTGGGGTATGGATTGCTCTCACATTTAATGGTGAAGAGTCACCACTAGTTAGTAAGCAGTCCTTAGAAGAACAACGGCAAAAATACGGAAGCAGAGAAGATGCCCAGTATAAGATTCGTGTTCTAGGTGAATTCCCAGACTTATCAGACGAGTTCTTAATTACCAAGCGTCAAACTGAAGAAATGTATGTTGGCGCCAGTATTTTTGATGACCATCAATTCGGCTATGTCATTACGGTTGACGTTGGTGGTGGTGTCGGCCGTGACGATTCAGTAATTGTTGTTTCTAAAGTTTGGGGTGAATCGCAATGGGGAGAGCGCGCACGCCGTGTAGAAGTTGTAGATATTCCATTATGCAAAAACAGAGATGATATCTTAGAACTATTTGCAAAGATTAATGAGCTACTTTTACAGTACCCAAATGCTAACTTAGTTGTAGATGATAACGGGGCGGGTAAAGGTTTAGGCCAATACCTTAAAAAGCAAGGTATTTTCTACGTTCCTGTTTATTGGGGCTCACAATGTTTTAGTAATGACAATAGAAAAGAGTTTACAAATAAAAGGTCATTAGCTTATGTTGGCTTAGCTCGAGCAATCGCAAGTGGCCGTTTTAAAATAAAAACGAAGAAACACAATGTGAAAATTAAAGATCAGTTAATCCACGTTCCATACCGTTTTGATGACTTTGCTCGTTATAAAATCTTAAGCAAAGACGAAATGAAACGGATGGGAATTAAATCACCGGATATTGGTGATGCTTTTGCCTTCTTATTCTTAGAAAACGTTCATTACACTGAAGCTTACGAAACTGTAAATGTCACTGACGATACACCAGAAGGCCGTGAACAAGCTGAACGTAAGTCAAGATTCAGTGCTTTAAGAGAAGCTGCCGAAAAAGAAAATGATTAGTTTTGTGGAACTGCCCCCCACCGAACCTTTTTGCCGTAACTACCATAGATCAATAAATCATATGGGTGGGTTATGGCTATTAATTTCTTTTTAACTGACGCAGGTCGGAATGCATTAAATAAAGCAGGCGATGTTGCTAGCTTTGGTGGGGAGCTTACTCATCTTGCTGTTGGTACCGGCAAATTTGATGCATCAGTTGAAGCGAAAAACCTAACTTCTCTTAAAAATGAATTAGCCAGATTTTCGCTTAATGGTGGTGGTGTAGACACAGAAACTGGAACTTTGCGTTTTGTGATGAGTATTGAGCCAACTTTAACAATGGAAGTGTTTGAGTTAGGTATATATCTATCAGATGGCACTTTACTTGCAGTGGCGTCAACTACAGAAGTTCAATCAATCATGTCACTGCATGCAAACGTGGTTGCTATCGTTACTTTTGGATTTGTTTTAACTGACGTTAATTTAAAAAATGTAACTATAAAAATTGATCCAAATACTCCAATTGCAGTGATGTTGATGAACCAGCATAGTGCAGATGAAGATCCACACCCACAATACGGCGCGTTAATTCGTAAGCTCATGACTGAACATAATCAGCATGAGGATCCGCACCCCCAATATGCATTTGAAAAAGATGTAAAAGCCAAAGACGATGATTTACAACAACAGATTGATGATCTAGATCTTAGTTCCAAAAATTTGTTACAGCAGTTAATCGATTTCAAGAAAAACTTAGATGCTCAATATCCAAAATTAATTGGAGCAGGTGTAAATATTGGTAGCTCAGCCACAGTTGAACTAGGTGGCAAAGTTACTGATTTACGTGATTCAAAGTATGCAATCTATTTAACACCAGAAAGCCCACATGAAGCATGGAAGCTTACCCGTGCTGAAAAGGGTTTTTCATATGAAGTTTGGGACCGCTCAGGTCAAAACCGGATAGGGTATTCAGGTACTGTGAATTGGTCCGTTGTTCAGGTAGCTGCAGAAACACTAAACGATGGAAACGGCGATTACACAGTCCCAGGTGTTTATATCATTCCAATTCAACCGAAAGAACAAAAAGAATTCATTTTGGTTGGTGCTGGTGGTGCTGGTGGTGGCAGTGTCTGGGAGTTAGGAGCATTGGCACATGGGACCAGTGGAACAGATACACGCTTACGTTTAAATGAACTTGATTTGGCGGTTGTTGGCGGCGGTAAAGGCGGTACCAGTGGTCAGTGGTCGAATGGTAGTGCTTTCTCAAATGGTGCTGGTGGTTTAGCAGGTGTAATCACTGTGACATCAAACATAACCGAAATTTCACGCAAGCTTGGTAACGCTGGTACAGCTGCAAACCAAACAAACCACAAAGGCGGCGCATCAGTAAGTCCAGTATCAAACTGGGGTGCTGGTGGTGATGGTGCTAATGGTGTAGGTGATGATGGCTGGGCACTTGGTGGTGGTGGTGCAAGTGGTGGTTTACTCATTTGCCGATATGTGAATTCAACCGAAAAAACTCAGTATATGACTTTAGTTGTTGGTGAACCTGGTGTTGCAACCGAAAGTAATGGTAACACTGGTAAAGCAGGTACTGGTGGCTTTGCTCGTGTAAGTACTGTTAAAGCTTAAATAGGTAAAACAGTATGAGAAATGATTATCGAAATGCTATTAGAGACTTAATTCACCGGAATCTTCAACAAAATAATATTCAGAATCTGATTGTTTGGGAAATCAAAGACGATGAATCTCAAGATCCATCACTGTTGAGTTTGAAAATATATGGTTCAAGAAACCATATTGATGCAGTACTTGTGGCGTGTGGTGTGAACGGCGTTTGGGAAAAGTTACCTCTTAATAAGGTGGCTTTTCCAAGGCTTGTTGATCTTTTAAGACTTCAAAAAGAATACTTGCAGGATAATTAAAATGTCAGCATTCAAGCCAGATGATTTACGCCGTGCCCAGCTGCAATTAAACCAGTCTTTGCAAAATGGTGGAGTTCGTAGAGATCAACAGAGCCGCCAGCGTGCAGATAGAGAACAGCGGGCATTTGCAGAAAAAGAAATTGAATATGATGATTGGGGACGAAAGATCCCTAAACCTATGTTCTTGCGACCACAAGATATTGCCCAAGGGGAAAAATATGATGTCGAAAGGGTACTTTTTACAACATTAGGTCAGCGAAATGGAGAAGTACCACGGCGTATTACCCGTGATGATATCTTGGCATTTCAGGAAAACATTCAACTATTAAAAGATCAGTATAGTAAGGGTATTACCCCTCAAAACATCATTAATTTAAGCCGACAAGACGATATTGACCGGGCAAATGAGCAAATCTATTTGGCGGTTCCAGTAAGCAGAAAAGCTGGATTAGTGCACTTACTTACGAATGCCGGTCCAAATAGTAAAGTCTTAAATCATCACGTTGAGATTGAGTTTTCAAACTTTAAATCTGTCGTATTTGATATCGACAAGCAGGCATTAACCACTGTTAAAAACCGCTTAGCTAAAGGCAAAATCAAATTTCAGTGTGACTGCGAACGTCATACGTTCTGGTACCGCTATATGGCAACTATTGGCGGCTACAATTTGGGACGTGATGAGGGCGGCTTTCCGAAAATACGTAACCCGCATTTATCCGGTGTGGCTTGTAAGCATGTATTGCGGGTTGTTAAGTGGATTAGTTCACCAGCAGGGATTGCCTACCTTAAAAAGGAAGTAGAGAAAGACCGTAAGAAACAAGTAGGTGCACGGTATAAGCAAACAGATAAGCAAATACAGAATTCAATTAACGAGCAAGTAATGGATTTGATGAATGGTTCTGTTAAGCCAATCAAAGCCAATATCCAAAAAGCAGAAAAAGAAATGATGCGTAGAGCTGATAAAGTTGCCAAAAAGCTCTTAGAACGCGAATTAAAAACCCTCAAACGTTTTGAAGTGGAAACTGTTAGAGCAAGTCAAATTGAAAGAATTCAAGCCTTACATAAATCAGGCGCAATCGACAATGACATGTTAAATGTCTTTATGAAGGGTTTAAGTCGAAATGCTAAATAGATCAGTAAATCAAGTTGCAAATGGACGCCGTTTAGCAGCTAGACGTGTTGTGATGAATGCTCTAGCAAGTATTCCCGCGCAAATTTGGCGAAAAGAAGTAGTTTTCAATAATCCGGCTGAAGATTCAAAACCTTTAGATCCTCTTTCTTTTGAAGCGAACACTTTATCGATTCAAGACGAACCCAACTACAAGTATGAATATAAGGGCGCTGCTTATGTTCATTTCGATAAATTTAATGGTGGTTATATTCAAAAGAACTTCTCAATGAATAACCCATCTGACTTGGTGCTAACCGCTCAAGTAGAGACATTCAATGAAGAATTGGATGATGTTTTGGAAAGGATAATCAACATCCCTGACTTGATTCTTAAAGAAGGTGATCTTTTAGGTTTAATGATTTATGAAAACCTAATGTTGTGGTTTGAGATTGTAAATATTACTGGTTTTAGCCTCATGGCAGATTTTGGCAGTAAGTATGTTTTAAACCGTAGAGATGATTTGTTTATTTCACCTATAGGTGATGGAGAAACTAAATGAGCTATTTAATTTTCAATGAAAAAGGTAAAAAGACAGGCGACATTGAAATGGCTGAACAATGTACTTCTGCAATATTCAATTACCAGGTAATCGGGAACGGGGCAGAAGTAGAGTTTTTCGGAAGCAATATTCCATATGCAGATCCGCAAAACGATTCTCACTGGGTGTCTATTCTTACATTAACAGCTGCTGCGCCCGATACTGAACCGTTTAGACAGCATTGCTGGGATAAGCTCCGTTATAAAGTGAAAGCAGGTGATAATGTGGAGATTTATGTTTCAAGTGGTGTAAGCGGATAGCTATATAAATAAAGGGCTGAGATGGTCCTTTAGCTACATTTTCTTTGTCCTCAATTTTGGGGACTTTTTTATGTTTGGAACCGACCAGTTTTAGTAAAAATACGCCATGTCAGACTTTCTGCATCTTACATAGAAAGCCAAAGGCTGGTTTAAAATGACTGTGTTAACAGAAGAAATTCGTAAAAAGTATGATGCTCAACAACTAGCTACTGTTCAGTGCCGAAATTACTATTTCAAAAGTCCTGAAGAGCTTGAAAATGGGTTTGACAGTGCTCAAACAGCGGCAGATGAGTACCCAGAAGTATTAAAAGCAATTTTTGATTCAATTGGTATCGAATATGCGCCAGAAGTTGATAAAGCTGTGATGTTTGGGGTATCACAATATCAATCACGTCATGGAGGTGAATTACCACATCCTTCAATCATTGCAGCTGCATTAACTGCTGGTTTAAGTGGTGCGAAACAAGCAGCTGCTTTGCCTGCCGAGACCCTTAGCTATTACGATAGTATTAATGAATCTGGTTTTGATGATGTAAATCACCAGCATCATGAATCTGTAAGCATCGTTCCAGCAATTACAGTTGCTACTATCGCCAACGTTATCGCTTATGCAACACCTATCGTTGCTATGATTCCCAACTCAAATGGCTCAAATGAAGTACCGATTGTATCTATTCGCTTTATCACCAACCGTGATTTTGGTGCAATGAAGAAATCAGAATACTTAGATGGTGCAAATGCTTCTAAGCCTTATGTTGAAGGACGATTCCGTTTTGCATTGTCTAATGGTGGCGCAGGTGCAACTTATACTGTGACTGCACGAACTGGTTATGAAGACTTCAAGGCTAAAACACCTGACGCCAAAGCGAGTTTATTGCCATTTATTGCGGGTAATGTATCTATTAAGATCAATGGTAAAGAAGTTGCGCATACTCGAAATCGCAGTAAATCAAAATTTTCAGGCAAGATTTCTGCTATTGCTGAGAAAGACGTAGTAGTAAACGGCGTTGAATATCGTGTAGTTGGTAGCGAAATTGACATTTCAGCTAGCAAAATTAGCGTGACATTAAATGAAGCATTACCAGCTGGTGCGAAAATTGAAGTTCATCTTGTGGCGGATTTTGATGCGCGTGATGGTAATGATAACTATCTATTAACCCCAGTTGGTGTTGATTTCGAACCTGAATATGAAACATTGATTGCGTCACCTATCATGGCACGGGTAACAGCTTCAACACTATTACAATCTCAGTTAACTAACGAACTTAAGCTTGGTTTTCTGGGTCAGGCTTTAGCAATTGTTCAAGGTAAAATCTTCTTAGAACAAACTGTACGTTTATTAGGTGAAGCAAAAGATTTAGCTGAATACTCCGCTCGTGAAGTTACTTTTGATGCTTCTCGTGGTGTGACTGGAAAATTAGCAGCTGCATTTAATACTTCAGGTGACTTGTTTGCGGAAGTAAATAAATTTATTGCAGCTGCCAAATTGGATATTAACCAACGTACTGGTGGCTCTACCGTAGCATTTGACTTATATGTTGGCGATACTGGGTCAGTATTCTTTAATCAACTGTCAAGCGACAAGATGCCAGTTAAAACCGGATACACTGCTGGTTATGGTCAAATTGTCCGTATTGGTACTCTTGCAGATGGTACAAACGTTTACCACGCACCGACAGCACAAGAGCTTGTAGCTGAAGCAGATACAGCGTTTGATATGCTTTTAGTTGGTCGTGGTAATGAGCCAATTCGTGCGCCGTTCGTTGGCTTTATTCAAACGCCTCTTTCAGTTATTGAAACTCGACCAGATGCGCGTGAATCAGTACTTACTTTAATCGGTGCTCAAGCAGCCGAAATGAACCCGTTAGAACGTTATGCTGATCAAAGCTATGTCATCCACTGTATCAATATGCCATCTCTCAAAAATTCGTAAGTAAAACAGATAAGGGCGCATTTCGATGCGCCTTTTTACCCTATTTATTGAAAGGAAAATCTCATGGCTGCTGCAACACAAAACACTGACGAAACTTTAGCTTCAACTGACGAACAAGCGACTACTAAACAAAAAAACACACGTAATAAAACCAATAAAACTACAGAAACACAGAATACCCAAGCTGGTGATGAAAAAGCTTCAGACCAAGGTGATTTGTTAAATAGCCAAGGTCCTGAAGACGGCGCATCTCAAGATGAAGGTAATAAACCTACTGATTTGAAAAATGGCGATTCAGATAATGAAGAGTCCAATACTCAAGAAAATGGAAATCCAACTGAAACATCGAATGATTCTGTCAAACCTTCAAATGATCTAGATTCAAATGGTGGTAAGTCTGGTGATGATGTGGGGACGGAATCGGATCATGTCCTTAAAGAAACTGATACTTCTAAAGTTAATACTCCCATTACGGATTTGTTAACAGTATCAGGTGGGAGTAGAGTGGATCCGCTAGTTATTAAAGTTACTAATAACGGATTTTCAACAGTTTTAGAACCGTTATCACGTGTTGCTATTGAGGCAGGTAAAACAGCAAGTATTACGTGTCATAACCAAACATTTAAACATCAAGTACTGGAAAACTTACGTCAGTTGAAGGGGCTTGGTAAGAATCTAACTGTTGAGTAACAAGATGACTATTTTCATTATTGATGGCACGAACCCAATTATGGATGCTGTTGGTGATCATCCTACTGAACGAAGTATTACACTTCAAAATAACGGTTTAAGTGACATTACCGAACCATTTACGCAAGTTTTGGTACAAGCTGGTCAAAAGGTCACATTCACTTTGATCGGTGACGAAGCTCATAAACAATTGCTAGATAACCTAGATCAAATTAATGGCTTGAAAGGTAATGTACTTCAAATTGTACCTACTGAGGCAGAAGAGCCTACAGAACCTGCTAGCGGATTATAAAATTTAGGAAATGAAAAACCACTTTCGAGTGGTTTTTTTTACATTGGAACTAGCCAGAAAATCAAAAAAGCCAACGGCTCAAAATACTTAAAACAAATAGCCTTGGGCGTGTAATGTAATGAATATACTTGCTCTATCAAGTACAGGTGAGCTATCCCTTGTAGCAGGGGCCAGCCCATCACTAAAACTGGAATTTGATACTCACAGTTATCTTGCAAATACAGAAATCAATGTGGCCTTTTTTGCGAAAGTAACTAGCCCACGCGGTCCTGCAGATATTTCTATGCGTTTGGAAATCCGTGATGCGGTAACAGGTGATCAAATTGTTACTGTTCAGGGATTAGTAGATGGAGACATTGAAAATTCTGCTTCTATTGTCGCTGTAGCTGATGCGAAAGAATATTTTGAGCGTTTTGATTTATCGTTAGGTATTGATGCGTTACAAGCAATACTCAAATCAAATGCTTATAACGAATCAAATAGCTTAGGTCGTGCTTCAAAAACATTGGCATTGGAAGATGAATCGTTACCATCATTTAATCCAGATGAACTATATAAGATTCTGACGAGTCAATTAAGTACACCAGCATATCTGACTTTACCAAATCCTCATGATTTACCAATTTATGTTGCGGCACAACGTGCAGCTACAAAGTTACGTATTCCTTTGGATGCTGAAATCAACCCAACTTTTACAGCTGAGCAAGCAGCTCAATTTGCGACAAGTGTAGATGCACAATCACAGTTTGTTCAATTCATTTGGAGTCCGAACCTATGCCGTCCATCTGGTGCTGTCACACTAAGAGGGCGTAAGGTCCCAGCTTATTATTTGGGCCATTACATCGGCGATAAATTATTACGTAACGCAAAGTTAAATAAACAAGGCTTTGCGCCGTTAAAAAATGCAGTAGCTTGGAAAGATTATCCATTTACAGCAAAAAACTTAAGCCAGATGCCGAATATTGATCTTGAAGATGAACAGACTCAAGAAATGTTGGCAAAGGCTAAAGTAAATGTAGTTCGCCCAGTTAAGTTTGAAACTACATTATTCGTTTTAAGTGATGTATTAACCCAGTATCAAAGTAAAAATAGTGCATTGCGTTTAGTTCCTGCAGCTGAGATTGCGGCACGAGTTACGAATAAATGTATCGAAATCCTTAGAACTTACATGTTCCAAGCTACACCGGACTATATCAAAAAAGCTGGTGATGAAATTCAAGAGTTTTTAGAGGGTGCTTCTAGTGAAACAACCGGTTGGTTACAACCGGCTGAAGATCTAGGTGGTAAACCTTTTGAGTTCAGTTTAATACCTGACAAAGACTATCCATATGAGCGTGTACGACTCTATTTAGCCCATGGAGTTGTTGGTACAACTCGTGCCGCAATTTTTGATGACGACGTTTTAGTTAAATAATTTTAAGGATCTATCAAGATGAATCCATTTGGCCCAACTACAGAAAAACCTTTAGCTTTACGTGCTTTTGATTCAGCAGCGGAGAATATTTCTACCGTTGTAAGTAAGGTTTCAAGTACTGATCGAGAACAGCAATCTGTGATTGAACAAGTACGACAAATTGCTCTGAACATTCTATCTGATACGGTAGATACAATCAGTGAAGGTAAGCTTGAAGAAGGTGAACTGGGCGTTGATCATTTAGACGCATTAATTGTCGATGCATTAGATGGTGCAGATGATGAAGACGGTATCTATGAAAACGCTTTGATGGCGTCTCTTTCCGATGCTTTCTTAACATTTGGCGTTGACGCTACTGATATTGAAGAGATCTTTAGTGATGATACAGAAGTTGCTGATGCGGCGTTAGAAGCAGCAGCCAATACAGTTCTTGCTAATATGCCAGACGAAGGCCCTGAACTTGAAGAACTGGTTCGTGAGTTTATTTTCGGTGAAGCAGATGAAACTGAAGAAGGTTTCGATTCAATGGCTAAAAAAATTAAAGCTCGAAATGGAGCATTTAGCCAACGGAAAGTAAATGGGCGAAAAATTCACTACCGTGGTGTGCTGGCTATTCGTCAAGGTGTCAAAACCGTTGTGAATAAACGATTACCTGGTCAAAAGGTCCGTTTAACTGCAGCACAAAAAGCTGGTATGAAAAAAGCTCGACTTCATGCTTTTACTGCAAATGCAATCAACAAGCGTTTACGTTCATTCAAAAAAGGTAAACGCTTAGGTATTTACTAATTACTCATAGGTAAGGTCATTTTTGGCTTTACCTATAATCCATTTAATTAAGGAAATACTCATGAATACAACTCAAATCATAGGTGAAGCGCCTGGTATTCAATATCAGAAAAAAACTGATAAAACAGAAATAAAGACCAATCAATCATTAACTGACACAATTATTATTGGTCGTTTTATGCGTGGGCGTTTTGATGCACCGATGACAATACATAAGGGTAATATCCGTGGTGAACTTGGTTATGAACCAAATAATCCTGATTATCGTTGTGTCCAAGATGCGCTAGATCGGGGTGTACCTTCATTACAGGTTCTGCGAGTACCACCAAATATTGGATAAGTTCTAAAAAGAAAGCCAGCTGTATAGCTGGCTTTAATATAAGGGGAGTTCCAGTAGGAACGTCTTAATTTAATGATATGCCCTTTCAGTTCACAGGTTCAAAAGGAAAGCGTTTTAATACTTTGCCAAGCTCAAGTACTTCATCCTTATGAAGAAACTCCCATAGCCCATTAAACTTTTCGCGTAGTTGCACGACATTAATGGGCGTGTGGTGTAGAGAATATTGCTGTACTGAAAGAGCGCCGTTTTCCTGAATCGAAATCCAGAAGTTTTTCGGACCTTTGGGAGATTGATACTTTAGCTTCTCACCTACATGCTGTGCTATTTCATAAGCTAGCGGATTTTCTAATGCTGGATACCGTGCAGCGAGATTATCTACAAATTTTTCTAAACGTTTAAGTGTATCTGTTTCGGTTGGGCCTAGCTCATGAAGTGGTATTGTCTCAAGATACTGCTTCGCATCATCAAAATGGATTGAAAGCAATTGGCTATATTTAGCAATTCCAAAGTGGCGATTATGACGAATCCACATTGAAGCTCTTAAACTTCGATCTTTTCCTGCACGACGATCGACGATTGCATGTAAAGCATGCTGTTGTTCAGGTGAGATAGCTTTTCTATGATTGATTACTTGGCCTTTTGTCCAGTAATTCCATAAGACATCATCACATTCGTTTTGGTACATGATGACAGTGTCACGAAGTTCAGGTTTTACTTTGTTAGGACTGATGGTGGTGAGCCAAGCAAGAAGTTTTCTTAGTGGTAGACAAACCATTTCCTGTAAGTCGCCAAGAGTAGGTATAACGATTTTCGTTATACCCCATCGTTGAGGATTGGCATTCAGTTTTGCTAATTGAGACTGCCAAGCTAACCCCATACCCTCAACAATAGGCTTCATGGGTGTATATGGCTGACCATCATGTTCCACCAAGTACAACTCAGCATTGTGGAAAGGTACGGTGATTTGAGTTAAAGTAGTCATGTCTAATTTCCTCTTAGAGATTGGATATAACCCCTTGTTTACTTTGATCGGTACAAGGGGTTCTTTTTATCAAGACCATATCCTGTCCTGATGAGTTAAATATAACAACTATTAAATATAATAGCAATTACGAGTATTAATAAAATTATATTTAATAGCAATTGTTCTTGTGATACACTGAACTAAATATTTTTTGGTATATCGTGATGGTTGAAAAAAACAATGTCGCAACTTTGCGAGAGCAAGCTGGTATGACAGTTTATCAATTAGCTAAACAATGCGGATTTATATCAAATAATCATGTGCTTAATAGGTATATAAAAGATGCAGAAGCAGGAAAACACATCAGTGTTTATCGTGCCTTACTCATTTACACCGAACTAAAAAAAGCTGGTGTATGCGAGAAGTTTGAAGATGTCTTTTGGCTTGAATGTGATGATAAAGATATCGAAAACTAAAATATTTTTCTTGTGGAGTTGGAACTAACTAACTTCTAAGCTTTCCTCATTGTAAATAATGGCTTTATTCAATGAATAGGGTCATTATTATGTCCAAAGCTTTAGCTTATGCACCGGCAGTAAATACAGCTAGAACAAAGTTGCCCAGTACTGAATCAGATCCTTTCTATTTTAGGCACATTACAAGAAAATCAGTTATTATGAAAATCATAACAACTTGATTAACTATTTGTTTTAACTTAACAAACTGAGAAGCCCAATCTAAGCCAATGCCATCAACGATATGCTTCATGGGTGTGTATCGGGGTGTACCTTCAGTACAGGTTCTGCGAGTACCACCAAATATTGGATAAAAAGCTGATTTAAAAAGCTACCTTTTAGGGTGGCTTTTTTATTAAGACCTATTAAGTGGTTGTTAAACAGGTCTTGAAACAGATCTTCAAATTGTTTATATTGAGTTAACCCTGTAGCAAACTTAACTTTCTGAGGACGGTTCTAATCAATTGGCTACAAATTGATGTAGGACACATCAAATGAGAAACGTCATGAACCACATAATCCATAGTCGATTTGTGGCTAGTGTTTCTGAATTAAAAAAGAATCCTACAGCAGTTGTACAAAATGCTTTTGGCGAAGCAGTAGCTATTCTGAATAGAAATAATCCAGAATTCTACTGTGTTCCGGCAGCAATGTATGAACGCATGATGGATCTAATTGAAGATCAGGAACTAATTAAACTAGCCGAGCAAGTTGATACTGACGAAACTGTGAAGGTATCTATTAATGAGTTACGAGCTAGAGTTCTCAAAAACAGCTCTTAAAAAGTTTGACAAACTTAACCCACAAATCGCTGAGCAGTTTATTCGTAAGCTGGAAGCAATCCTAGATAACCCTAAGATACCGAAGAATAAGCTGAGAGGATCAGTTGATCTATATAAGATTAAACTGAAATCAGCAGGATACCGCCTTTTATATCAAGTCAAGGATGATGTAGTCGTAGTTCTTGTTCTTGATGTAGATAGGCGAGATGTTATCTATAAACAGATGTGATATAGCCCGCTTTTGCGGGTTTTTTATTAATATAAAGTCAGTTTTCTAAAATGGAACTGATTAAAAACCAATAGCAAAAACATCCTTAATCTTGTTGCATAAATCTGCATTTTGAGCATCAAAATTATGCAACAATCTAATCCGATTTTACTAAATCAGCTTAAACAAGATTACATTGCTCTACAGCAACTTGGTTCACCATTATTAGCGTGTCAGGGGATGTTTGTTCCTCGTGGCATGGAAGACCTTCGCTTCTTATTTAAAAGTTGCCCACGGCCAATTGTGAGTAATGAAGATCCAGCAGAAGTTCAATATGCGGGTGGATTTACTGGAATTGTTGCTGGTCCCCCGAAAACCCATTACACAGGCAACCTTCAAATCCTAGTAACTGAAGCAGGGCATGATCAACTATTAGCTGAATATGTCGTAGCTAGTGGTGGAATCATCCATGGTGATTATTACGATGGCCGTTTAGGTAGTTTTACCCGTTCTTATGCACTTGAAAACTGTGCTATACGCTTTGAGTCAGCTGAGTATGATTCAGATAGCCGATCTCAAGTTATGACAGTTTCTTGCCCAATCGACTATAACTACTTTGGTAGCTTCGCAAACATTGGTACCAACGGCAGTATTCAGCCGGGTAAAAAAGAAATTGATGGTACAGCTGAACTTGTGAATCGCGTTCAGCAGGTAATCAATACTGCTCAACAAGCTGTACGCAACTCAACGATTAATGCGACATCACGTACATTAGGCAATCTTTTCGGGTAATGGCTATGAAGTTATTACCTGAATCTGAAGGGTATGCTGTAGTTGCTGGTTCTATCCAGCAACTTTCAGAAGAACTCTATAAAGAATATCAATTATCGGGCTATTCAATTTTGCTTGATGATATCGTGAAAGCATTTTTAGATGAGGCAAAATATTATGCCGGATGGGCTGTTTTAGATTGTCAAACTAAAGCTACCACGAGTATTGAACTGAATGAAACTATCGAACTTAGCGGTGATGAGTACGTAATCATCCAACCTTTAGTAAAAGCTCACTGTGATCTTTTGCAAGCTAGATTGGTTGAAGCTACTCGTGGGCTCGGAGTCGAAAGTTATGGGCTATCTGTATCAGAAGCTCAACAGAACTATAATGAAAAGAAAGACGCTTTGCCTAAACTTGCGTTTTGTATGGCCCCAATGAGTTTTAATTTTAACTTGGGGAACCGTTAATGCAAATCACCATTGTATCTGCGGGTAAAATTATTCCAGCGTCTGAGCTGATTAGTGCAACTTTAAGAACTGATCTCGTACCTATTCCCGCATCTATTGAGTTCACAGTTCAATCTACTACTGAATTAGACTCCCTTTTAAAAGAAGGGGAGCTACTTACTGTAAATGACATATCTCATCCTTTCGAACTTATCAAAGTTACCCCTCTAAAAACTCAGACTATTAAACAAGATCGGCGAGTAGGTGGCATCTCATGTATTGGTATTTTGGCTGGTTGTAAAAGACTTATCGAATATTCAAAGCAAGCAATTATTAGTAATGAAACTTCTTTTAATTCAGTAATTCGAGCTTGTGGTGCAACGATCAGTCTGGGCAGTGATTTACCTTTGCCTAAATTTGTTTGTTTAAAGGGTAGTATGCCTACACAGCGCTTGGCTCATTATCTGCAACAAGAAGCAGCTGTAATTTGCTTTCAAAATAATAAAGTGTCTGCTCAAAAAATTGATTCTTTCTTCAAAAAGGAACCTATCACAAAACTAGATCCTAGCAGTGTCGTTTGGATATCAAGTAAACCTTTGGAACTGATGCAAAAATCATCTTTTGTCACAGTTGAGAATAACGGTTCAACGGTTGTTGGTGATGACTCAATAACCCCAGGCCACACTGTGACGCAAAGAGCTGGTTTAGATGCCCGACAAGTCAAAAACTTGGAAAAAGTTTTGATTATGCGTGGGACCATTATTAGACCACTAAATTTGAACTGGAATGCAGGCGATATATTTGAAATAGATAGTAAGAAGTATGTCGTTTTAACTGCTGCACATCATATAGATACAGGCGCAATCGGGGGATCAATGGGGACTTCATCAAAGTTCTGGATTGCTAATTTGTAGGTCAAATATATGAATGGTTTAAAACGTGCAAAGATTTTAAGTTACAACGCAAAAGGTCGTACTGCACAAGTACACATTCATGGTTTAACTGATGGCGCGAGTGAAGGAATTACAGCAACTTTTGCTTATCCAGTCGGCGATAGTGATTTAGATACAGAAATTCAAATTGTGGATGGGGAAGACGTCTATGTCTTCTTTGAAAATGGTAATGAAGAACGTCCAGTAATCCATAGTTATGTCAGTCACGGAGACGGCGCGATTGTAGGTGTGCGCCGTATTCGACAAGACAATATTGAATTTATCTCTAAAGAAAATTTAAAAGTAGATTCTGGCACAACCGTTTCGATCAAAACGCCGTTAATGAATGTACAAGCTAATACTCAACAAACTGGTAATAGCACATTAACGGGAAATAGCACTGTAGTGGGTAATACTTCAGTTGCGGGCAATAGTGCTGTAGCGGGTAGTATGGCAGTTGGCACAACGCTTACGGTTGCAGGTGTGCCTATTGACCCTAAAGCTATTGAGGGTGCATTTAAAGATGCTCTTAATAAATTAGAAAGTTTAAAGGAAGAGTTAAAAGAACAAGGCGAAAAAATTGATGAAACTAAAGATCAAGTAAGCCAAGAGATTGATGAAAAAATAAAGGAAGTAGAAGAATTAATAGAAAATATTAAAGATTCTGATGCTTTTAAATTGCTTGAAGAAGGAATGAAACATTTTGATGAGGAAGTTCAAAAGATTCATGAACAAGTTAAAGAAGTTAATCAGATCGCTCAAAATAAAGTCGATGAAGTTCGTGCTTATATAGATCAAGAAATAAATAATACTAAATTAATTGTAGATCAACATAATAATGAGGCTAATCTACGATTGGATGAAGCCAATCAACGTATCGATCAGTCTATTCAAGCTAATGAAGCATTGGTTGCTGATGCTCAACAACGTGCAATTCGTGCTGAGAAAGAACTCGATGATAAAATCGGTTTTATTAAAAGTGAAACAGATTCAATCATTGCTGATGTAAGAAGTGATTCAAATGAAATTCGGTTAGTCGCAGAAAACGCAAAAAAAATTGCGGATCAAGAAGTTCTGGACCGTAAAAAACAAGCAGCTGACACACTAAATGTTATTGATCAAACTAAGGCCGCCTTAAAACAAGACATTGATCAAAACTTAGTTAAAGCTGGTCAAATGATTGATGACGCTAAATTAGCATTAGGTGAAGAAACTAATACACTCATTAATCAAAAAATTGAACCGGTTGTAACCCAAACTGAAGCTGCAGTTAAAAAAGTTGATCAAGTTGCAGCCCAGTATGTTGACCTTGATAAGAAAGTCGATTCGGGTTTTCTAGCTGAAGCTGAAGCACGTGCAAATGATAAAGAGGCATTAACAAAAAGTTTTGAGCTTAAGTTTGCTGAAATGCAAACTGAATTGGGTAAATCAAATGCCCTAATTTCAGAAGAAATAAAAACCCTTGCTGCTCAAGATAGAGCTTTTACTGAACAAATTAGTACTGCCCAGTCTCAAATTGGTGATAACAAAGCGGCAATTAATAATGTTGAACGTACAGTAGTTGATCTTGGTAAATCTGTTGCTGAAAAGACTGATCAAATTCAAGCAAGTTTAGATACCACTAATGCAAGCTTGTTAAATGCTACTGAGTTAGCGCGAATGCAATCACTTGGTAAGCCTTTACGTGACGATCCTACATTTCTATCTGGGAATGGGGGGTTAAGCGCATATGTTGTACCTTCAGGTTCAACGTTTACTAGACAAGCTAAATCTACTGATAACCCAGTAAATAGTACCCATGAGATGCTATTAAGATCCACTGTTTCTCTAGGTGGTGGCTGGTATCCGACTGTTCCAACTCTTGTTGCTGCTCCTAATAAAACGTTTTTAATAAAACAAATTATTAAAATGCCTATGGGCACTTATTTATTACCAGTTGGCAATGCTACAGGTACAGGTGGTTATTTACGTGTACTTGGGAATAAGGAAGGAACAGGTAAGTTTGAGGTTTATTACTCTGTTGTTCAGTGTGGCTATGATGCGCCTGCAGCTATCCATGGGCATTTCCGTGTTATTGCTGGCACTAATCCACCTTTACCAAGCACAGCAAACCCAGTGGATGTAATCCTTGCCGATTATGAAGTCTGGGACATTACTGCACTTAATGACACCATTCCAAAAGCATGGCGTGATCAAATTACTGGAAATGCTTCATATATCGAAAAGGTTGAATCATCTGTAAAACTTGTTGATGAAAAGCTTGTTTCAGAAGCAAAAAAACTTGAAGAACTAAAAACCGACTATAATTCGAATAAAACTAAAACAACGTCAGATTTAGCAACAATTGCTCAATCAGTTTCTGATGGTGATAAAGCCTTATCTTTACGCATCGACCAAACGAAAGCAGCTCTAGAAGAGGCTGATCGGAAATCTAATGCAAATATTCTAGAAGTTACTGAGTCGCTCGCCGAATTTGAACAGTCTACTACTTCAAAATTTAGTGAACTTGATACAAGTATCTCTAAAGAAAACTTAAAGGTACAAGGTCAAATTACTGATGTTCAAAAAAGTGTTTCGACCTTAGAAAGTAATACAAATACAAGAATAAATGGCCTTTCATCATCACTTAAAACTACTGATGATATTGCTAAACTTGCTTTCGATAATGCAGCAGAAGCGCAGCAAACAGGTACAACGGCGGTAAAAGCTACAGAAGCACTTTCTCAAAATTTATTAAGCCTAAAGTCTCAAACTCAAGTAACGTCAGGGGTTCGTGCAGTCGTAACGTCAAAAGGTATTGACGACTGGACACAGTGGCGTACCACAGGTGAAGCGAAAGTAATTCAAGATGCTGATGCATTAGGTGGTTATATTCTTGAGCTTGGGAATAATGCCGGTAATGATGAAGCATGGGTTCACTGGAACGAGTTCCAAAAAATTGATCCAAATAAGTTGTATCGAGTGCGTGCACGCTTCCGCCGTGTGCTTGGGGAAACTGGATCTATTTATCTTGGTGTTGCATGTAAAAATGCAGACCAAAGTAAATATGTAACTACTACAAACTCCCTTGCAGGAGATATGGGTTCGTCTAACTACTTATTGTCAGCCATTAAACCTAATTTAGGTGAGTGGCAAGAAGTAGTTCTATACATGAAAGGTAAGTCTACTGGGGCAGCAACTGGTTTAGGGACAATTGAAAATCCACGCACATTCCCAGCACAGGCTGAATTTTATGCCCCAATGTTTATTGCTAACTACAACTTTCAGACAGGAATTTGTCAGCTTAATTACATTATTGTTGAAGATAACAACTCTTTAGCTTCTGCTAATGATGCAACAGCAACTGCAAATGATTTATTCAAAACAGCAACTAACAGAACAGAAGCTGAAGCTGAAAGAACCACTAAGCTTGAATCAAGAATGCAGAACGCAGAAACAGGTATTCTGAGCAATGCCCAAGCTTTATCGAAAACAGCTACAAAGAGTGATCTTGAAAGTGCCATGGGGCGTGTGGCGACTGATATTACAGCTGCAGTGAATAACATTAAGATTGGTGGTGTTAACGCCGTAGCCAATTCAGAAGCACCTCGAACATCCACAGCAGCAACAAGCCGTGAATACTTAATGTATGAACGTAGCAAAGAGTTGAAAGCTTTTTATGATGAAAATTTAGATAAGCCGGTTACGATTTCATTTGAAGTGAGTGTACCGGTTGCTGGAACTGTACAAGTATATTCATCTAATGGATCAGCTCACTTCTTCACAACTTCTGTTACAGTCACTAAAGCAAATGAATTTCAAAAATTTGAAGTTACCGTGTTTCCTAAATTACACACTGGCAGCACAACCGAATCGACTATTGAGTTTTACGGTACATATGGCACTGGTCGAATTCCAACAATTCAAAAATTGCAGATCGAAGCAGGTAATAAAGCTACAGCGTGGAGCCCAAGCCCTCGAGATACTCAAAGTTCATTAAATGCAAATGCGGAAGCGATTAAGCTTACTCAAGCTGAAGTGAAGAAGCATGGTGATAGTTTATCTTCTCAAAGTTTAGATATTTCAAAACTTAGAAATGATCTAACTATAACCAATACCGAAGTAAGTAAAAAAGCCTCAACTGAAGCATTACAAACCACAAATTCTCAAGTATCTGAACAAGCTGGACTGATTAAAGCTGTTACAGAACAGGCGAATACTTTATCTGCAAATCTTAACAAGTCGGCCCCAGCAGGTACGAACTTGTTGATTAACTCTAATGTGGTAGGAACTTACAATGGTGTTTCATATCCTCATCTACGCTATAAACTTGGTGAAGAATGGGAAGTAGGCGCAAAATATACGCTCTTGTGGTGTGCTGAACATACACGTGGTGCTGGTGACACAAATTCAAATTTAGCTGTTTATGCTGGTGGCGGAAGTCAGTTTTTACAGCAGGTTATCAACACAACAGGTAAAGTAATCAGCAAAATCACCTTTACAAAGACTTCAGCTGGAACAGCAAAAGAAGTCCACTTCTACATGCTAAACAAACCAACTGCAGACAAGCAAAGTGTTGGTACTGTGTATTGGGCTGTGTTAGTTAAAGGGGATTTCATAACTACAGATAATTGGATTGCAAGTCCTTACGACTTCAATGCAGCATTCGATCAAGTATCAGCAAATTTAAATGAATTTAAACAAACGTATGTTACTGAAAGTACTGCTTTAGCTAAAAAAACTCAAAACTTAGAATCAACAATTAATGATCCTGTAAATGGTTTGGCTGCACAGGCTAAACAAATTTCCGACCGGATGACTAAATCTGATGTTGATAGCGCAATATCAACTGCGACCGAAGCATTGAAAACAAGTATCGGTGGTAAGTCTTTTGACAACATCGTTATCGGGGGTAATGTCGAAAAAAGTAAAACGGGTGGTTATTTACAAGTATCATATCCCTTAGCAAAAAGTTTAAATGCACCTGGTATTACTGTTACCGTCAGAGCAAAAGTTACCTTTGATAATGGAGGGAACAATGCAGCCAATTTGCGTGTATATATTGGCGGAGGTAATGTATTTAATGCAGATGCACCTATTTTTTCAGCTAGTAAAGATATCTACGAATTTACCTTAACTACAATTTCTAGAACAGACGCAACTGTTGTTAATTTTTATTGTTTTCCAAATTCTTCAGCAAATGCTAATGCCACTACTACAGTGCATTGGGTAGAAGTTTATGAAGGTAATAATAAAGCGTTAAATGATAAGGTAAGTACTTCAACTCTAATTAAGGATTACTCTTCTAAAGCAGATACTGCTCAAGCAATAACTTCTGCAACTGAAACCCTTGAAGCTAAATTTCGTCAAAAATTTGGCGATTTGTGGACTAATAGTTCAGCAACACTAGATAGTACTCGCTACACCAAAACAGAAACTAACCAAGCTATTGCTGAAGAGAGCAAAATTATCAAAGCTGCTATTTCTTCAAGTGGTGGTGACAACATAATTAAAAATGGTGATTTCTCAAGCCCTTTAGGCACCTTAAATTGGCGTCAAAATTCTGCTGTGGCAGGTAATCTACTTGAAGTTTATAAAGATTCAAAAGGTGCTACTTGGGGGCACTTTAAATCTACTGATACAACTACATACTTTAAAGGGTTTATTGAAACTCTGACATTGGCAGATGGTTTAGAGATGAATCAGAAGTACACATTGTCATTTAAAGCAATGTCGTTGACAGCTGCACAGACTCAAATTTTATTAATTATACACCGTCGAGATTCATCAGGTCGTAATAACCAAATTGGTACTACATGGAATAACATTTCGACTGATAAAGAAACATTATGTACTTATACCTTTGATACAAATATTATTAATTTACAGCATATTAACTTAATTTTATATTCGCAAGTAGGTTTTGCTCCTGACTTTTTAATTAGAGAAGTGCAACTTGAAAAAGGTGAGTTAGCCACTGGTTTTAGAAAAAATCCTCGTGAACTAATTAAGGATCTTGAAGCTAATGCTTCTGCAATTGAAGGTACTAAAGCCGATGTACAAAAAAACGGTGAAAAGATTAGTTCACTTGCTGAGAATTACGCGACTTTAAAATCCACTGTAGAAAATAATAAAACTTCTGTAGATGGTAAATTTCAGGAAATTAATACCACGATTAGTGATAATCAACGAAACACTACACAATCAATTAACAACTTGGAATCAAGTTACAAACAATTAAATCAAGATCTTGGGCAAGTATTTAATTATCGTGTTTATTCATGCGGTTGGAATGGCTTTTTCACTGGTATTAAAAACTTAAAGGGTGAAATTAAGTCAGTAGCTTCTGCTCGTGGATTCTCAGTTCATGTTTTGGCAGCCGATGGTTCTATAGCATCATCAACTCGATACGACACTTATGCAGCTGTAGCAAATGCTACGGCAATGAGTAACGCTATTGCTGCGATTCCAAATGACACCTTTGTTATCGTTACAAACTACGACAGTATTGGTGTAAACCTAGCACCAGTTAAGAATGCACTAATTTCGTTAGGTGCCAATCCATTCACACTTGATCAAATAACGGGTCGGGATGCATACATTTTAGTTGGTCAGAAGGGGATTGGTTCAGGTCGCGGTATTGAATTGCATGCAACACCTGATACTGGACCAAATGGTGCTAAGCAAATCATGCTTGCAGTTCAAGTAGTTAGTGGTATCCCGATTGGTCTTGCAAACAATAGCGGAAACTTACAAAAGGTTTTAGAAAACCACGCACAAATTCTTCAAGAAAAAATTACAAGATCTGATGCGAAAGAAGTATTTGCTGAGGAAATCAAAGTCTTTAAAGCACAACTTGATACTTTACGTTACTCAGAAGAGAACTGGATTTTACTTGGTGATGATACTAAAAATTTAAGTATTTCTACTGGTACAAACCGAACTGTAGCTGTTTGGGAACTGCAATATAAACACAAGGAAATTCCAATTGATAAGGGTGATCCAATAGTTGCGAGAATCAAATACACAGCAACTGCAGGATTAGTTGGCGCTACATGTAGTATTCAATTTCATGGTGCAACTTATAGTGTTGGGTTGCCTTCGTTTGTTGTAGCTGCAAGTGGTGAAATAGAACTTACTGGTATTTTCCCATCTGATTTAAAAGCCTCTGCTTTTGAAGCTATTCCATTGGGTTTACGGTTTGATAATGCTCCATCTGGTGGAACATTTACTGTAACTAATATGTTTATTAGCCGGGGTAATTCAGCGCCAAATTTTAAGGGCGGATTTAGATCGTCTCTTAAACAAAATGCTCAATTTGTTGAAGATACTTTTATCAAGGCTGATGTAAATAAAGGGGTTATAGCTCAGCAAATTCAACAATATGATGCAACTGTACCTGGTGGTTTATCTTCTGTAGTAAAAACAACAAAAGCTACAGCTGACCAAACATCAAAGGATCTAGCTACACTTAGAAATACTGAAATTTCTCAGCTTCAAACAAGTACAAATAATCTTGGTTCCGCATTAGAAAACACAACAATGCTGGCGATGATGATTACTAATGGAAAATTGTTGCAGGGAGACGTAAATTTCAAAAAAGGTAACAATGGTGTATCTGTCTATAACAATGCCGGCAATGGGAACGTGACAGTTACTCGTGTCGCGAAAAGTGCTGATAACCCAACTACATCAACCTATGAAATTGAAATTAAAACCATTGGTGCTGCCAGCCCAACATGGGGTGGATTTGTTCAACTCGTTTATGGCCGTGCAAATGCTGTTTTTGTTATCAAGTATTTAATCAAGCTACCAGTTGGATATAAGTTAATGAATGCTGGAAACTATATGGGGACTGGGGCAATTGATCGATTCATTGGCAGTACTGAGGGGACAGGCAAGTTCGAAACATATATTCGAATGATTAAATGTGGTGCTGTAGGTTCTTTCTCTAACTCAGGACATGTTTATGTGGCGGGAGGAACTACACCAACAGCTACTGCGCCTTTAGTTTGGACCTTAGCCCAAATCGAGCAATATGATGTTACTGATTACGCTTCAGCTGACCCGACTTTACAGGACTTTGTTTCTTCAGCTACAGACTCTATTTCAACATTAACCAACTTCAAAGAAACTTGGGCTGCCAAACTTACTGAGATGTCTTCAAAATTAGACAGTAAAAACGGCGCTTATATTTTGAATGCGGATATAACAAATACTAATGTTGAGCGAGCAATTGCAGCCTCATCACAGAAAATTACTTCTGAATATACCAATGCTATGAGTGTGCAGCCACTTGGTTCAGGTGCGGGTAAGATTTTCGTTAAGCCTTTAACTTGGCGTCAAGCAATCACTACTTCGGGTACATTGGTTATTAAGACACCTATTACAGTTGGTGCGTACATGACCAAGGTTAAAATTTCTGGTTATAACTACAATAACAAAGAAGATAATATTTTCGATCTGGATTTGGCATTCTATGCATATACGTCAACAGTGCCATTTTATCCAAATATGACGTCACGTTCTTTTGGTATTACCTTAGATGAAAATAATGCTACGACTAAAGGCCTGGCTCTAGCTTTAGATAGCAATAATAAGGTGTGTATCTTAATTACCAAAAAAGATGCTTGGTCTTACCCAGCAATTACAGTTGAGTCGGCCACTATTACTCATACAAATCCGCCAGATTACTTTAAAGATGGCTGGACGGCGGCCATTGAAACAGATTTATCAGTTTATAAGTCAGTTACGCCGTTTACAGTGACTTCAATGATGGAAACCACTGCAGGTTCACAAGCCAAAGTGGATGTTCCAATGGCTCAGTTAAGTGATATTGCTGCTGATAATAAACTCACACCAGTTGAGAAAAAACAGGCGAAGTTGGTTTGGGATACACTTTATCAAACTGATGCAAGCTTGCGAGCTGAGGCAGTCACTTATGGTATATCTTCTGCTGCTTATGCCACGGCATTCAGTACTTTAAATACATATTTGGCATCTTTATTCGCAAATATGAATGTAACTAGTACGATTGACCGAAACCAGTTCATTACAAACTTTGCTAACGTTCACAATGCACGACAAGCATTAGTACGTGCAATATCGGAGAAGGCTAAAGAAATAGCTGATACTGCCAAGGATATAGCTTCTACTACAAAAGCGACATTAGAGCGTGATTACATGACGTCTACCAAGACGAATGAAGCAATCGCATCTTCAACAGAAAGAATGTCTGCACTGTATTCTGCAAATGGTCAAAAGATCATGGCATCAGTACTAGAAACATGGCAAAAAGATTGGTTAGTAAAAACTCCAAGTGGAAATAAGCCTGAACTTAGTTTAGTAGCAGATGCAACTTGTCGTGGAGGATATGCATTAAGAATTGGTAATAACGTAGGTAATGATGAAGCCTGGTTAAATTGGTTCACATCTTTGCCTATCGATGACAATAAATATTACCGAGTTAAGTATAGATTCCGCCGTGTAAGTGGTACCGGAGTTGTTTATGTTGGTGCGACCTGTCAAAACGCCAATAAAACAAAATATATTGCTCAAGATAACTCTGAAATCAATGATATCGGTTCAAGTCACTATTTAGTCGCAGGTACCGCACCAGCGTTGGGAACTTGGATAACCGGTACTGCTTATTTTAAGGGGCGATCTGCTGGTGCAAGTGCAGGTGCTGGCACTCTACTAAGCCCTAAAACATTTGCTAATAAAGCTGCTTTCTTTACACCAGTATTCATTGGTAACTATTCCGGTAAAGCTGGTGAAGTGGATCTAGACTTTATAGATATTGAAGATGCTGACAACATTGCTGATTTTGAAAATTTCAAAACCACATATACAACTGATGTGGGAGCATATGCTGGTGCATTACAAACTTTGGTTTCTGTTTACGGCCAAAATGCTATCAAGCTTAAATCACAAGCTGATTTGATCGATGGTGTGAAAGGTAAGTACGTAATGGGAATGGATAATAATGGTGTGTTCTCTGGAATGTCTATGGTCAGCGAGCAAACGAATGGAACTGTGCTCAGTTCTATAGGTTTTCAAGCGGATAGAATTTTCTTCACAACTGGTTCTTCTTCTACTAAATATATGCCGTTCATAATCCAAGACAATCAAGTTGTGATGAACAGTGATGTATTTATTAAGAATTTGACAGCCGCAAACTTTAAGGCCAAGTCTCTTACAGCTGAATTATTCAATGTTGACAAGTTAAGTGCCATAACTGGTGAACTTGGGACTTTAATTACTTATAAAGATCCTAGTCAGCCTCAAAAAGCAAGAATGGTCATTTCAGGGACCGCTTTAAAGTTATATGACGATAACAATATTGAGAGAATTTATATTGGTTTATAAATGGCTACATTCTTATTAAGGGACCTCGGTGGCAACGTGGTCCTTGATCTAACATCTAATCTTAGTATGTATACAGAAACGTTAAGTGTTGTCCTCCCGAAAGGTTCATCTATGGACACAATTGTACGAAAACTAGATACTGCTGAAAATCATCCAAGATGGTGGGCTTATGTAGCTTCTGGTGAAGTGTTATCTGCCAATAGTGCTGTAGTTGAGTCTTATTCAAATGGTATGGGATGTGCCATTTTGACTAAAGCTATGGCTATTGAGGCTAAGCTGGGCGATAAGATACTTAATCAAATGGATGATACTTCATCTTATTTATTAATTTATGATTGTAGAGCTTATTACAATATAGCTTTTCAGCAAACGGTTAGTATTCATATAGGTAAATGCTAATGGCTGAATACATCAAAATTCTCAATGATAATAAAGTGACAATAATTGACGACAGCTATAGAAACTTTCACCTTATAAATAAGTTTGTTAGGGAAGTCGCTTCTTCAGACCCATTACCTCCTGCAGTACTATCTGTATCTGGTTACGTTAAGTGTCATGTTTTGAATGTTACATCTTTACAAAGACCAATTGTGGTATTTACAGGCGTTTCTGTGATGCAGGTCAGATATGAAGAAACTTCCACAAATAATTGGAAAATAACTGTAATTTTTGACACCTTAGACGACCAAGGAGGATTTAAATATAAGAATACTTTTCCTTTTACAAAAGCAACTTATTATGTATTTGGATTAATTACTTTATTAGAAAGTGGTCATTCGCCAAAATTACTAATTAAGAATGGTAAAGGTGAGATTGTATTTTCTAACTCCCACAATCCTTTAAAAGTAGTTAAAGCAGAAACTTTTTATTTAAAAGGCAGTGCAAATTATTTTAGCTCATGGTTATCAGATATACCTGATTATAATGCTAATAAGACTTATGGCTTGGCTTTAGCTTGTCCAGCTCATTATGAATATTATTGGGGAGCTGGTGGTTTGAGTTCTTATATGCATTCATACTGTACTATAAAGACTAACTCATATAGTGATCCAACTTTCTCAGGTAAGATCCTTCGGGGATATACGATACTAGCTAATGGTATGAATACTTCAGCTAGTCTCTATTCTCCATTTCATAGTCATTTAATAGTTGATATTACTGGCTATTAAAAAGCCCCTTATTAGGGGCTTTCATGTTTAAGCAGGCTGATCATTAACTGGTGGTTCTTCTACAAATGTGTAATTTACTGCTACCGACCCAGTCTCTAAATCCCAGCCTAGATTTAATGTTTTGAAAGCAGGACGGTTGTTAAAACGTTGCGCATTGACGATGTCTTGGGTTTTTTGAGCTAATTCAATATCCAAAGCATTAAATACTTTAACTTCGGCCATGAGCTTTTCCTCTAATTAGATAAGAAATTTGTTCAGATAGAATTGCATGCAGTTAATTAATGGAATCTGTACGGTTCCAATTAACTTTGGAACCCATCTAAAAGTTAAAAATTATTAGTCATCAAAATACTTAATTATTTAGGTATTTTGGCTTAGTTATGTCTTCTCGGTTCTTATCGTTGTTACTCGGTGAAAATGTTAATTCATATGATCAGCAATTCGATACGTCTAATCAGGATGCAACAGCGCAGCTATATGAAACTATGGCTCCGTTTTCACTTGGGACTAACCAAACCAAAGCCAATAAGAAGCGTACTCGAAAAGAAATTCTTACTAAATGGGAGAGAATGTTACGCTTTGCACCTATCGCAGAGGGTATGGGGATTCATGTTTCTGCAGCCTTAGGCGGAGATTCTTATAGCGGCCAACAAGTCTTTATTACGCCCGCAGAACGGTTAAAAAAGGCGAATGGACCAGCAGCTGAAAAACTAAAAAAACAACTAGATGAGCGCCGTGTAAAGATGGAAAAGCTTATCAATAAGTATTTAAGCAAACTTGCCCGAGATGCTATTTCTTTCGGTGATTCCTATGCACGTATTTATGGGAAAAAAGATATAGGTGTAATTGACCTCGTATGCAATGAGTATACATATCCGCCATTAATACAACCGTTCGAACAAGGCAGTAAGACTGTCGCCTTTTTTTGTTTAGATCCTCGTAATTGGCAAAAAACTATTACCAAACTGAATACTATTCAAATGGTACGTTTCAAAATGCCCCGTATGAGCAATATTGCTCAATATGAGCTTGTTGAAACTGGTCTTGTCACGAAAATGTTGGAGGGTGATGATCCAGATGAGCTACCAATCTTACCAGCGCATTTAGGCGGCTCATTTCTTTATGAGATTGAAGATATTTATGATGATGTAATCCTCGCTTTGGCATCAATGAATAGCCAGCAAATTGCAGATACCGTAAATCAGATGTTCTTGACAGTAAATATGTCAGGAATGCCGCCAGCACAACGTCAAGCCTATATCCGTGGTTTAGAAGGTTTACTCAAAAATCATGAGGCTTATGTCCGTGATGCTTTATCAGGTGGTGAAGCAGTCTGGAATACTGCTTTTCACATGCTTCCAGTATTTGATGAAAAACAAGTTCTAAATCCAGTGGGTGATATCAAGAATCAACGAAGCTCACCTATTAATATTGAACAGTTCATGATTAATGTCCGTTTGTTAATGGGCGGTATAGGTCTAGACCCAAGTATGGTAGGGTGGGCTGACATGTTAACTGGTGGTATTGGAGAAGGTGGAGCATTCCATACTTCTGCACAAATCATGCGTAGGTCACAAGACATTCGAACAGCAGCTTCCGAAGGGATTAATCAAATTCTTCACTTGGATTGGGGTTTTGCTTATAACGAACAATTTGAGCCTGAAGATTACCCTTGGCAAGTTGAATATTATTCAAACCAAACTGCAGCAGCTACGGAAGAAATCAACAATGCTCAATCAAGAATGAATACAACATTACTTAAAACACAAGTAATCGCATCATTGAAAGAATCAAATTTAGATGTAGATATTATGGCGTACATTCTTGAGCGCGATACAGGTATGAAATATGAGGAAGCATTAACATTAGCTGAAAGTATTGCTAAGAGCCGTAAATTTCCAGAGGATGAAGAATAATGGCTTTTTTTGAATACGAAACACAGAATAAAACTATAAATAACAGTTTTGGAAACGTTTTAAATCCGTTTAAAGATCGTTTTGCTAAAAATCCTGTCTTATGGTCTGGTCTAACAGTGGATCGAGCTGTTTCCCATTATCAGGAACTTTACGCATTAGGAACACTTTCAGCTGCACATTTTGGAATAGAAATTCAGCCTTACCGTGCAAACAGTAAGATTGCTCAAGCGAATATTCCAATTTTTGATCCTTCAAATAAAGTTGCTTGGTTAGCCAATAATGTCGATGTATCACTACTTGATGCTCAAACCGATGCAGTGCATGTGGGGCACTTTCAACTCAACCATGTAACAGGTAATGCGTCAAATGAGTTGAGTATTTCATTTATTGAGACTAAAGATGCTGCAATTGCGAATAGTGCTAAAGCTATAAAAGATATAATGTTTAATAAGGATGGTACTCAGCCGCCACCAATTGAATACTTAATGCGATTAAAAATATATGCTTTTGATAAAGCTGCAAGAAATCAAAACCAATTTGAAATTGAGCATCTAGTTTCACTTCAAGCAGGCAATTTGCCCCTTGATGCCTCTAATAAAGCACATACCATTGTTACTTTAAATTTCATCAAAATGTTTCCCAACTTAAAATAAGCTATGGAACTCATTGGCTTTATAGATTCACCTAATTGAGAAAATATCCTCAAATTAAAATGAGGATAACTCCGTGAGTGTTAAATCAATTTTCATTCAAACACACGCACCACATCAAAGCCGATTAGTACATGGTTTTGACTCCATGGTGAATAGTGGTGCTTGTTCAATTGGGTTTATTAAGGGTGATTACCGTCAAATTAATGCTTTAGTCACTGAAGATTACACGGAAAATGATTTCTGGCGTGTTGTAAATTTAAAAGGCAAAAAGGGTGGGATAGATGCGTTTGATTCCGTTGCGGTATTAGGCGCTATCGATGACCAGCATGCAGCTGATTTAGCGATACTGCAATTCGGCCGTATGTTTGATGCTTGTGTTACAGATGTTATTGAAACGAATCAATTTGGACTTAAGCGCCATTTATCATCACAACAATTTAATTTGACGGGTTCAAAACCGATTCAAAGATGGCAACTAGAACAATTACAAAATGTTGTAGCAGCTGAAAAACCTGAATGGGATGGAATCAATTTAATTTCTCATGAGGGTGATACTTCTAAGTTGTTATTAGATATGCAACGAAATGATGATCACAGCCAATTATTGAGTAAATTTGATGGGTTACCTACACTTTTATCTAGTCTAGGCGTAGAAGAAGCGCTTTACGACTCTATTATCGTTGATTACCAGCATTTAGAGCAGCTGTCTGCAATTTTGCATCACTCTATGGATCAGTTTTCAAAAACTGGCGTCAAAATCGTTAACGTTACGGAAAGTAAGCCATTTAAGCATAAAAAAGTCCTTCAAATTGCTCTTACTTATGATTTTGATGACGGCCAAAACTTCACAATCCTTTTTCATAAGCCAGATCGATTATCAAAAAAAATTAGTCCAGCAGATTCATTAATTTCATGGAAGATTTTAATGAACAATCGGGATATTACGGCTGCAATTCAGCCGAATCAGGGAGAAGGAATTTCAATTCCAGTTCTCGCTGGTCGAATTATGAAGTTGATTAACCAAAATAGTAATCGTTTTAAGCGGTTACAATCTAAAAAAGCAGAAAAGGCCAAGGCTTTAGCAGATGCTGAACTACGTCTCGAGCAAAAACAAAGTCAATTAAATTCTTTAAGTGTAGAAATTTCCAATTTATTAAATGAATTGGATCAGTTGCAAAATACATTGTTAACCAAGCAATCTGAAGAAAATGAAGTAATCATTAAAGAGAATAGTCTCGATAATGAGTTACCAGATAGTATTTCTGATGAAGAAGCCGAACGTTTAAAAGCCGACTTAAAGCGTTTAAATGCTGATCCTGAATGGGCAGGTGAAGATGGTTTACGTTACCAAGCATTCTTTGAACGTATCAATAAGGCTCTAGAGGGGGATTCTGATGCAGTAGTTTGGGCACGTGAATGGATTTCTGATCTAGATGACCAGGCTTTGGCTCAACAGCAAGCAGAATTAGAAGCAAAAAAACTTATTGATGCCGAAAATGAAGCTAAACAAAAAAGAGATGAAGAAGTATTAGCAGCACGTACAGCTGGTATAGCTGAAAACAAAATGATGCAAGCATGGTTAGACACTTTGGAAAATCCTGAAGATTCTAACAACATAGACTTTATGGCTTGGGTTTCAGATCGCCGTGGTGAATTCTTAAAAAACTGGAATGGTGCCGAAGGTTCACCAGAATATTTAACAGCATTTTATGAATATTCAAGAGCATGGGCAGATGAACATTTAGCGGATCGCCTCAGAAATAAAGAGCCAGCCCAAAATTCAGATAATGAAGAATTTAAAGAACTAAATGCTCCGACAGAAGTTGAAGATCTTCAGCCTAGTACGACAAATGATGAAGGTAATCAACTTTACCGTTCAGTAATTGAAGGGCAGGTTAAAGTTAATCTTGAGTTATTAGAGCAAATTCGAGATGAAGCAGAAAAAGACTTAAATGATCCACTTCTTATTCCAGCGGTGACAGAGCTCTTGAATCAAGTACAAAAAATGGAAGCGGAGAATATCTAATGACAACATTAAATCTAATTTCTACTCAAGATATTGCTAAAAATCCATTAGTTGTAATTGATCAAATGATCAGCTTCTTTAAACCTAAACAGCCCTTCACTGGGCTTTTGAAGGGTAGAACTAATAATGTGAAAACAGCCAAAGGACAAAAGATTTCTACTGTATTCGCTTTAGTTGATATTGATCAAGTCATTGCATCTCATACAGCAACTGGTGCGGAAAACCCTAATTATCCGCAAGAATTGCAGCCACGAGATCGTAGTCGTGAATCCTCACAAGCATGGGTACAGAAAACTGCTAATGATTTAGATCCCGAAAGCCTAGGCCGCTCAGGTCGTGCAGATACGGGAGCACCGATTACTGGTGATGATTTAGTGGTTGAATCAGGAAATGGCCGAACAATGGCAATCAAGCTTGCCTATGATCGCGGTTCCGCAGATGAGTATAAACAATGGTTGATTGATGAAGCTGATTACTTTGGCTTTAGTAGTGAGCAGGTCCAAGCAATAGCTCAACCGATTTTGATACGTATTCGTACAACCGAGATTGATAGAGCTCAATTTGCAATAGATGCTAACCAAGATGATAAGTTGTCTTTTACAGCAACTGAACGTGCTAAAGCTGATGCTAAACGTTTAGATGAGAATTTACTGGCACTTTTTAATCCGAGTGAAGATGGCGATTTATTAGCAGTAAGTAATCAAAAGTTTATTCAAGGTTTTTTAAGTAAATTAGGTGATACAGAAGCTGCCCAGTACACAACGAAAGATAAAAAACCAACACAAGCACTGATAAACAGAATCAAGGCCGCAATTTTTAGTAAAGCGTACAATGATGATCGTTTGCTAGAAATGATGGCTGATCATACAAAACCAGATCTTCAAAATATGCTTAATGCGCTTGGTGTTGCTGCCCCTAAATTTATTGAAGCGCAAGCCATAAGTCGTGGAAATGTTCAAGATATATCAGATCAAATCGTTGATGGAATGGAGCAAGCCATTGATCAACGTGTTGCTAATGCAATTATTGATGCAGCAAATACCATTTTATCTGCAAAGCAAAATGATCAAGATATTGTTGAGTTTGTAAAGCAGCAAGGGCTTTTTGAGGATCTAGGAGAAGGTGTTGCTGAGCTCGCCGTATTTCTCGCCAAGAATAGCCGCAGTTCAAAAAAAATGAGTATGTTATTTAAAGCTTTAGCTGAATTTGCAGAGAAACAAGCTTTAGATAGCAGCAATGTAGGATTGTTTGGTGAACCTGAACCAGTAAGTGTAAAAGATGCTCTCCAATATGCACAACAAGTGCTTGGTGATGATTTCATTAGTGTGCAAATGTACGATTCATTATTCTCTAATGCATGTAATTATTTAAAATTAATAGATTATGTATCTAAGGA